TTCTTTACCTAAATAGGGCATACTAAATCTCCTATGTTATTTCCATTATGCTAAGTATTGCGTCTACTGCATCAGTTACAGAACCCTTTACTTTAACTATATCTCCTGCTTCAAGTACAATTTTATTACCCGCCATAACTTCTATTGAAGATCCTGTTGGTAATGGAATATCTTTTATGATGTAAACATCATCTGCATTCTCGCCAGATGAAGAAGCTGTTACAAGTTGAGCATCAGCTGTTACTGAAGAACCTTTAATATTAGAGATAGTAAGACCAATTATTACAGTTGTTGTAGATCCAGGCACTGTATAAACTGTCGTTAATGACGTGTCTATACCTGCTTTAGTTTTTAATTTAAATGTATTTGCCATGTATTTCTCCTATCCTAGGGCTATCGACATCGCTACAGCGTTATCCGTAGCCTCAGAAGAACTAGATACCCCTAAATTGGTTCTTGCTGTAGCAACACTAGAAAGATCACTGAGATTATTCGACTTCTCCGCCTTATCTGTATTTAAGTTAGAGAAGTTCGAATCTACCTCAGTATTAGTAAGAGGTGACCCTTTAGTAGCTCGATTTACTATCGTAGACATAAGTTACACCCATCCATTATTAAGAAGCTGCTAACGTAATTGTCCAAGTTACAGTCATAGTATCATCTGCTGCTTTATTAACAACCGAAAATACAACACGACATAACATGGTACCACTTGTAGACGCGTTAAAAATACCCGCTTCAGTTACCGCTCCAGTAGCATCCCCAGCTTCAAAAGAGGACACATAAGCTACTGCGTTAGCAGTTACCGTTGTGGAATCCAAGGCCTCTCTAGCGCCTAGTAAAGTAACAAGATCTGTCTGCCCTGCTGCAGCTGCTGTAGTACCTGAGCCCAAAGCCATATGCGTCATTGCTGTCGCTGTTGCATCTTTCATTCGTGATGCAATATAGTTTAGTCCTGTAGTCACTACAAGGTTTTTCTCTGTGCGCTCCTCTTTCACGTTACCATCTTTATCTCTAAGAACGATAGCTACTTGACCGGAGAGCTCCAAGTTTTCGTTAAACATAATTAACTCCTATTAAAAAGTTCTGGAAGCTCCGACAAAGTCTTCCGCAAAAAAGGTGAAGTCGCAGTAACCTTGACTCCGTAATGACCCCGCGTCGGTCAACGAGGGCAATTCTGTAAAAACTTTATTCGGCACTACATCAGCCGAATCTGTAACACCTGGTGCTTCAGTAAAAGGACTTAGCGTTACATTTAACGCAAAAACATCCGCAATAGTAGGTAGTTCTCCTAATAGTTTACCAAAATTAACGTAATTAGTATCACTAAATGCTGGGTTCTCAGATGCAGTTTTACCTATCCCTAGGATATTAACATCTGTTAAAGCCGGAGTCTCACTGAAACTCCTGATAAAAGCTACTACTCGTGCAAAAGATTCAGCAACTGTAGCTATGTTCGTAGTATTCTTGACAAACTGCATCTCTTGGTCATCAAGAATTGATGCCTCTGCATCTAAATCATCTGTTGCAGTTACAGCATCAGCTAACAATTTAGTAAGAGTCAGAGTGTTTATAGTATCTGTAAAATTTGGGTTTTCTGATAGATTCTTAAAGAAAGATAAAATATTCGTATCTGCCAGAGTAGGATTTTCAGTTAAAAATTTAGCAACTGCTTTAAAATCTGACTCTGTGGCAACTGCTGCATCTGCTAATGTTCTAGCAAGTGCATATGTATATACATCCACAGCAACAGGAGGCTCTGTTATTGGTTTGCCTATATCAGAGAAATGAGTATCTGTAGCAGTTGGGTTTTCTGCTAAATTCTTATAGAAATCAAACACTTCGGTGTCTGAAACTGAAGGATTTTCAGCTAGTACCTTATAAAAAGCCGTAACTGCGTTATCGGCTAGAACAGGGTTATCAGTAAGCGTCTTAAAGAACTGGTATATGAATGTATCTACAGCAACCGTTCCATCACTAGCATATACATTTCCTTCAACATCGATTTCAGTAAGGAAATGTCCTGCCTGAATAGCCATTAAAATAGGCAATTGTTTAGCAGTAACAGTTATTCTTAGTTGCTTAAGAGCCGCTTCAAGTGCGGCGACTGCTACGACTGATGTTAGTTTCATGCGAAATCTTCCCTAAGATTAAATCTTATAGTGTCGTATATGGTTTCAATCTGCCCTGAAGCCTTAGTGACTTCAATTTCTCCATAGTAAGTTCCTGCATCGTAGTCTAATTCCCCGGTTGCCCAGTTGACAAGCGCAATACCTAACGTAGGTGTTCCAGGATTAACGTATAAGGTCTTACTGTATAGAACAGAAGTTGCACCGGAAGCTTTAAAGTGCATCTTTACGGTAGCTCCTGTCAAATCAGTAGCCGTACTTGTATCCTCATCTGTCAAAGTTAGACGCAGCTGCGGACCAGTATCGCCCTGAACATAATTAAAAGTTGCTATAGTTGCCATTTGTCCTCCTAGTCAGCAAAGCCTATTGAGGAGACACGAAGATTAACCCTTCGAGTGTCCCTTCCTTTAGCGTTAGTAATGCCGCGACTAAATTCAAATCTATGTTGCATTGATAGCTCGGGGTTACTCCATTCTTTATTTGGAATTTCCGCGAGTCTAGAAATTGCACCCGATGAGATAGTACGGCCATGAGTATCATAAATAAAATCCTCTACTCCAGTAGCGGACAATTTTGGTTTAAGTACTACTACACCATTAAATGTGTATTTACCATCTGGAGTTGGGTATAGACGAACACTTTTATCGTCAAGAATAGAAACATAGATAGGTGCGCCTTTAATATCAGAACCATCTTGATTGATAGGAATACTAAAATGCCTGTCAGCTACACGCGTTAAAGGAGATCCATTTACATAGAAAAATAATATACTTTCCAGAAGAGTCCCAGAAGTAACATCAATTTCATAATCCGATGTACCATCACTTGTGTAGTCCGAATCAATAGTGTATCTCCATACTTCACTTTCCGCACAAAACCTAGCAGCCGCCTCTTGTAAGTGCGTTTCAATAACAACTTCAGGGCAACCAGGTAAATAAGGTAGTATGTAAGGGTAAAAAGTTTCCCATGTGGTAGTAGCCATTTATACGTCCTCCGTAGGTGCAGTAGCCGCGTCACTTGTAGTCTTGTTACCTATACCCGACATAAAGGTCTGGTAATGTGCGCCTGCTCTAGCAGCATTTGCTGCAAATTCAGCGTCTTTAGAAAAAGCTCTATAAAGTATCCAATCTATTATAGCACTTAGATATGTATCCTCTATTTTAATCATTTCAGTTGTACTACCCGTAGTAGGATGTAAGTATGCCTCACTAAGGTCATGTGCTCCAGGCAAATCAGCATACACTACCTCGAGTTGAGCAGAAGTAGTAGCTGGTGGGTACACAAAAAATTCTTTGGGTTGTCTAACATCGAAGGTATAGTTCTGGATATTAACTGTACCTGTTTCAGTATGCCAAGAAATACTTTGGTCATCTAAAACACTTCTATCGATAAGGCGAACTACTTTCTTATTAGAAGTAGCCGCAAGATTACGTACTACATCGAGTAAACGTAAAGCACTGGAAAAACCAGTGGTTAAAACTTGACGAGTTCCAACGACGCAAGTAAAAGTGCCGGTTTTAGAGCTAACGTCAGGTCGCAGTAGCGCAATTTGCAGGTAAGCTTCATTAAGCCAGTTCTGCAGTTCTATGCGTGGCCATCGGACATTTGCATCCTGAGTAACATCTTCGACACGCTTAATAACATCAATAACTTTTATTGCCACAGTTCACTCCATGCATGGTTAGGTAAAGGAGAGAGTTTCCCCCCTCCTTATTTAATTAACTAGTATCCCTTACGGAGCACCAATTAATGAAGTAACCAGCGCGGTGTCCTTTATAGTCTTACGACCGTAAACAGATAGACCACGGACAATATCTCCAAAGTCTGTTTGATTACGTAAAGGCTCTGTCTTAGTGATTTGCGAAGCAAATGCACAAGCAGACTTAGTACCGGCAACCATCATTCTACGCGGCTTCGCGTTTGTAAGAGTTGCGCCGGAAGCAACTGCAGTTAAACCTGCAACTGTAGCCTTAGCAGTAGTACCGTGAGGTAACAAGTTGGATACATAAACCGTAAAACGGTCTAGCATTCCAATTTTACCAGTACGAACAATACTTGAATTGTCCCCAGTGAAGTACGCCTGAGCAATATCAGTCTGCATTAACAGATGACGATCATATGGTGACAAAATCAACCAACGACCTTCTTCAGGTACATTCTGCTCGTCCAAAGCTGCAGACATACGTAAGATCAGTTTTAAAATCTCACCAGCTGTAGCTTGGTTGATAGGAACTAAATCAGTGCCTAAGTTATAGCTTGCTGAAATAGCACCAGCAGCAGCACCTTTGTTCAATGCAGTAGCACCTTCAGTTGAAAACCACTGGAAGAAGCATTCATTCTCTATAGCAATCTTCAGTTGCTTTGCAGCATCATCGGTAAAAGTTTCCATCAAATCAATATCTGCTTGATGGGCCAACACGTCGTTTACCTGAACACTAAAATACTTACCTTTATTAATCTGTAGGTCAGTATAGATAGGTACAGGAACTTCGGTTGATAAAGTAGTACCCGCGCCTGCGTAGTCAGTAATAGTTATTGACGGTGCAGTACGGATACGAATAGAATCACCTTGATTTTTGATCTCACCTTCCCAACTAGTGTTGGAAATTTCGGTCAACATGGTGTTCTGATAGAACTTAGCATTCAGTTTGTTAGACCACAACTGTGGTATAAAACCGCCTGAATACGAAGGGGTGGTGTCAAATGCACCAGAACTAACTACGGGAAATATAGCAGCCATTTTCGTTCTCCTTAAACATTAAAAAAATAAAACAATGTTGGCTAAGGCTGCTGCGTGGTGGTTAGGTTTTAACTCTACCCTCCATGTAGGCAAGCGTTAGCTCAGCTTCAAGTTTTGCCGCGTCGTCATACTTGCCTTTAGAACTCAAAGTGCGAATCTTATCCCAAGATTTATTTATTTCTTTTTCAGAATAAATCCTAGTATCTTTACCCGCGCTTCTAGTAGCTGTTGAACTAGCAGAACGATTTGGCGCTACCTGCTTCTCAAGTTCTGTCTCGCGATCACTCTTACCGTTTGCAATAGGTTCAACACTTCCGCGAAATAAACTCACATAGTGAGCTACCGCTTCTGCATCTCCCGAATTGAACGCAGCTTGAGCTTGATCTCTGCGAGGCCCCCTAGTCATAGGGTCAATTTCATTTAGCCACGCAACCCAACGGTCATCGCTGTCGAGTTGGTCAAATCCAGGCACTAAAACATTTAGCTTCTGGGTAAAACCTACCTCTCCAACTTGGTTTCCAGTATTTGAAACTTGCTCACGCAACTCTTCAATTACTCTAGCCTGTTGCTCAAAACGTTCCTCACTTTCTTGAGAAACTTCCTGCGCAACTCGACGTTGAAAGTCGATCAAATCATCACCGTACTCTTCTCGATCAGCATCAGTAACATAACTAACTCGTTCTTTCGGTTTCTCGGCCTCCACTTTCTTAGCAGCTTCTGCATTCTTACGAATAGCGTCCATCTGCTCAGTAAGCTCCCTAACCTGTTGGTGCAGTCTAGGTACCTCAGCATCATATTTCCCCTTCAGGGTACTGTACTTCTGCTTAAAGGTGTCCGTTACTTCTTCATGAATATCGTCAGCCGGCGCTGCTTCCTCCAGTACAGGTTCATCTTGAGGCGGTTCTTCTAGTACTTCAACTTCGGTATCCGCGGCTACTGTTTCAGTTTTCTTTTTGGAAGTTTTCTTTTTCTTAGCTTCCTTAACTTCTACTTCGCCTTGGGCTTTTAATGTTTTCTCTAGTTCTTCAACTTCCTTAATCTGCGCCTGTACCTGTTTTGGCAATGCCATTTTGTCTCCTTAAAGCACCAACTCTGTTTTGCAGCGCAATGTATGCTGCTCCCGTTATGGTGTGCTTAACAAATGCGTTATTTCTAACGCGCCTTTACTACCTTTTGCGATTCCTCAATCGCTTTTATTAAATCTTCAAAAGCTTCTGCTCGTCCTTGCAAACGGTGAATAATATCCATTTCGTTTGCATACACTAGCTTCTGCTTAGTATCTTCAAGTTCACCTTGAAGAATTGTTATTACTTTGTTAATTCCTGGTTCTCGTAGCCTATTTAAGGCTGATATTTCCAAAGAATCCAATTTATTAACGTTAATCATTTAGTGCTTCATATTTGTATAATACCTAATAATGCGCTGCGGTGGGGATAAATTTATCTCCCATCTGGTCTAGAAGCCAAATAATTATCTTGGCGCCCTCCCATTTCTGTTCCATCTTCCTGTAAATTTGCAGCTTCTTGAGCAGCCATCTGTTGCTGCATCTGTTGCTGCATCATCATTTGCTGTTGTTGCATCATCTGTTGCTGTTGCTGTTTTTTCTCAACATCTTCACGTGACGGCACCAGCCTATCAATATTTGAGTTAAGATTTCCAGCAAGGTCGCGCATAAGTTCAGCTGTACCTGGCAGTCCAACAATTTCTTGGGCTACAGGACTTTCTAATACTAATCTTAAGAACTCAGTCTTACGAACAGACTCAGCTTCTTTGACAACTAGCGACATCGCGCCTTTAGCAATAATTTGTACATCACCTATTAAATCTGGATCTTGGCTGTATCTCAGATTTCTCTGATATTGCCTCTCAAGCATAGGAGTCAGAACATCATGGTCGATGTTAGCTATTACTTGTTTAATACTTTTACCTGCATTGGAAATTAACATAGACAAACCCGACGACGTACGACCTGCACCAGGTACATGTTGTCCAGTCATATATTTAGGAATACCTGTAATTTCATCCGCAATATCCATAAACCTATCAAACACAGCCATAAGAGCTCCTGCATTTGAATCGGGCTGGAAGAAATTTATTGGCTGTGAAGCATCTCCGTACTCGGATTGCTGAAACTGCCAAATTTTCCAAGGATACATCTGAGTAATATCTTCACCTGCTGGTAGTCGACTTACGTTTACTCCTACCTGAGGGCCCGAACTAATACCCATATTGTTAGATAACGAACGAGCTGCAGCGTTACACATACTCTGCGCGTCCATACATAAATCTGAAACCCCATTACCGTCGATACGCCCAGGGACCTTCTCGAACGACGTGACGTAATAAGGTTTACGCCCTAACTGGTCATAGTTTAAAACGGCTTTAATAACTGTATTGTTTACCATCCACACTTCACATGGGTAGGATTTTTGTGGGTCTTCAATCTCTTTCGTACCTAAACCCCATTCTAAAAGTAAGTGCCCTGGAATTGAATCCCATAATTGAATTGCAGCTACTAAATCATCAGCAGCATCGTCAAAATCTTTACCTTCTAAATTTTCAATATCCTCGTCATCATGGTCTAACCAGTCCATACCTTGTACCCCGAAATCCGACAGCAACGCTCTCACAGCGTCCTCGTCGTATCCTTCGACGCCTATCATCGCTTCGACGTCTTCTCTAGTTAGATGGTGAATCTCTATTACAGGCATGTTTTGTATATCGTCTCCCCAAGGAGCCCAATAAAATTTGTAAGGGTCAACTCGTTCCCACTCATCTCTAACAGTGTCGGTAGGGGCTAAACCCCCTTCTTCCCACTTTAGAACTTTACGTTTACGTGGAACCGGCCCTTTAAGCGCAGCAAATGGATAAGTCGCTATGTCGTTAGTAAATTCGAACAAAGCCTTAACGAACCCACCTTCTAAGAGTTGGTCCTCCATTTTTTTCTCCATGCGGTCAACACGTTTCTCAGCTTCGTATTTCATTTCACGCATAGCAGTATCTTTCATGCCTGATGCAAGTTGTTTCAAATTCGCGGGGTCAACCTGACCTCCCCCTTGCGAATAAAACATCATAAGGTTTTGCTGCATTACTCCTTGCAGCTTAGATAAAATATCTGGTGGAACCTCTGGAATAGGAGTTGCTGAGATAGACCAAGGTTTATCATCCCCAGTACCAAGCAGAGTATCTCTTAGCCACGCAGTGGCTGTACGACATTTCGTACTGACGATACCCATAAATATTTCTGAGCCCCCTTGCGATTTAATCTCAGCCATTTTCGTAGCAGAGTATTGCATGTTGCGCGCGCGAGCAGCTTTAGTTAATCTTCCTTCAATAGCTTCTTTTTTGTGGTCACGCATAACCTCCCACCGTCTAC